CTGCGAATCATATTTTTTTTGTCTATATCGTCAGTGTAATAAAAAGAATAACTACCGAAATTATTGAAAATATACTTTTTATTTTCTGTATAGTTCCGCAGACGGATATATGTCCCTCGACTTAATACTATTGAATTATCCAGTATAATTGCACCATTTCCGTCAAAGTCATAGGACAAGTTATTTGTAGTAGGTTTCTCTATATCATTTAGATGCCTTAATACAATGACCATTTCTGGATTCGTCCCATCTTTCCGAGGCATGTGCTGAACATAGTACCCTGCGTAGTGAGAGAGATTATATGCGATATACAGCTTTCCAATCCCCCAAAGCAGGAGGCTTAGGAAGGTTAGGATAAGGGCAACAAGTATTTTCTTTTTCATAGATAGCTTATTCATTAAACTGTTTATAGTATTTGTCGTTAAATAGTTTTTGAAGGTTGATTTTAGGTTTAGGTTGCGCTTCTAGGATAGGAGGTAGGATTTTATCAAGAAGTAATTCCGCCTCTTTTTGATATTGTGAATCATATTTTTTTTGTCTATATCGTCAGTGTAATAAAAAGAATAACTACCGAAATTATTGAAAATATATTTTTTATTTTCTGTATAATTCCAAATACGAATGTAGGGACCATTACTTAATATTATAGAATTATCTAGTAAAATTGTACTATTCCCATCAAGGTCGTAGGATAAGTTATTTGTAGTAGGTTTCTCTATATCATTTAGATACTTTAATACAATGACCATTTCTGGGTTCGTCCCCTCTTTCCGAGGCAACTGTTGGACATAGTACCCTGCGTAGTGAGATAGATTATATGCGATATACAACTTTCCAATCCCCAAAATCAGGAGGCTTAGGGAAGTTAGGATAAGGGCAGCAAGTAATTTCTTTTTCATAGATAATTTATTCATTAAACTGTTTGTAGTATTTGTCGTTAAATAGTTTTTGAAGGTTGATTTTAGGTTTGGGTTGCACTTCTAGGATAGGAGGTAGGATTTTATCGAGGAGTAATTCCGCCTCTTTTTGATATTGTGAATCATATTTTTTTTTGTCTATATCGTCAGTGTAATAATACAAAAATTCACCGTTATCATGGTTAAAGAAGTAGTCTCCATCTTCTTCTGATATAGTCAGTTGAAATTCATCCGACACATCATAAAGGTAAAAACTATCATCTTTTATGATACCTCCATTTCCCCTTAAGTTATAAGTAAGTCCGTTTACTTCTGGTCTTTCAATACTATCCAGATGAGTTAAAATGATGACTAATTCTGGATTCGTCCCCTCTTTCCGAGGCATGTACTGGACATAGTACCCTGCATAGTGTGATAGATTATATGCGATATACAGTTTTCCAATCCCCCAAAGCATAAGGCTTAGGAAGGTTAGGATAAGGGCAACAAGTATTTTCTTTTTCATCTTCTTTTTCCTTTAGATTTTGGGTTGGGTTTTGGTCTAGCCTTTGGTTTAGCAGTTGGTTTGGGTTTCGGACTTGCTTTGCGTTTTGCAGTTGGTTTGGGTTTCGGACTTGCTTTGCGTTTTGCAGTTGGTTTGGGTTTCGGACTTGCTTTGTGTTTTGCAGTAGTTTTTGGTTTTGGACTTGCTTTGCGTTTTGCAGTAGTTTTTGGTTTTGGACTAGCCTTAGGTTTAGCAGAAGCTTTTGGCTTTGGAGAAACCTTCGAGTTACCTGTCAGTTTCTGAAGCATTCCAGTTATAGGTCTTGTAATGTTACGACCAATCTTACTGAAAGATTTTGAAACTTTTGTGGGAGATTTTTTAGCTGGTTTTGAGGTAGATCCTTTCTTCTTGGATGAGATAAATTCCATAAATTTATTGAATTGTTTTTTTCCTGATTTTAAAATATTTTTTCCCGTTTTGACAAGTGAATTAGCTGTATCTTTAATCTTGTTTACAACTTTTTTCCTATTTTGACAATCGGGGACACAATAGCTTTAACCTTGTTTACAGCCTTTTCAATATAGATACTAGAAATATCCTTGATAGCTTCAAATGGTTTTTGACGCCATCTGTCAAAGGTGCCTCCTAGCGCTACCTTATCTGTGATAGCAAGGTTTTGAGCAATATCCTTTGGTTTCCGCTTATTCAATAAAGCATAGCCAAGGGCTAGTACTCCCCCCATGGTCAGGCTCGCCTCAATCATATCAAGTGCCGCTTTTTCTCCTGCTTTTTTTGTATTCTTGTCATAGCTTTCCAAAAACAGTTTCTGCCGTTTTTCATTTAAATCACTCTGACCATAGTAAGCTTTAATCCGCTCTGCCAAAGGTAGATTTTTATAGGCAGGATGACTACTTAAAATGACAGCATCCATATCGGAATTAACATCTTTTATAGAGTTAAAGGTATAGATATCCCCAACAAAAGAATTGAGCTGTAAGATTGTCTCTTTATTATTGTGACCAGCAAAAGCTTTTCCTAAATCATATTGTACCAATGCCTCTCCTAGTTTTCCACTTTTTGCTAATAACCACAAGTACTGTGGATGTTTTAAACTAAAGATTCCTTTCGTCATATTATTCAGATGATTGTCTTGCTTTTCAAGTGAAGCCAGGGTTGTCATTGTATGCGCAAAATCAATTGTTGCCGAATCCAAAATATGATTACTGTGGATTGCTTTAAGGGAAGCAATCTTATCTTCATGTTCAAGGGGCTTTAAAAAACTATTAAGAAGATTTTGCAGGTCATCATTTCCATAATCTCTATAAGCTAACATCAAAGCCAAATCACGGTTGATTTTTGCCTGATCTCCTTTATGCTTTTCACCTAATTTTTTAGCTAAAAAGTCAATATAATCAAGTGTGCTGACCGAATTAGCTCGAGTGTCGATGTTTAGATTTTTCTGGAAATAATCATTGATATCAAGTTTAGCCTGCTTGTCTTTTAGCTCCTTTTCCATAAGAGAGGGTGTTGAAGCATGTGTCCATGGTTTTACCTTTGGAGAAGTCTTGCTTGCTTTGTTTACTATTGACGGTTGATAGGTAGGATAATGGGAAACTATCGGAGACTTTGGCTCAGGATTGCTATGTATTCGTGGCTGATTAACGGGATAGGTTGTTACAGGAGGAATAGCACGCGCTGGTAGAGTTTTGATTGCTACTACTGGTTTATTAGAGCGCGAAGGTAGTTTTGTAGGTGGTCTATAAATACTTCTATGATAAAAGACAACCATTGGCTTCGGAGAGATTGGCTTTTTAACAACCAATGGCTCCTTTGGATTTTTCACTTCTTTTGGTTTGACAGGTTCCAGCGGAAGTAAAACAGAGATAAGCTTGGGTTCACTTGGTTTTACAGGAGGTATGGGTTTGCTAAGGATTTGATAATTGGGAACTAGAGGCTCAGTAGGTCTTACTGGCTCACTAGGGATATTGATAACTTCACGAATTGGTTTAATAGGTGCAATAGGTTCTGGACCGAGTATTCCTTTGGCTTTTACATCACTATTAAAGGCGAACCAATAGGCGAAACCATTACTATTTCCAAAGTTGAAACGAATTGTTTCGGTAGACTTTCCAACTATAGCACCTATGTAGGCATCTGGGCTAGTATTACTATCCCAGCCTGATGCTAGGCTTTCTTGAGGTGTAGAAGAAAAGTTCATTGCACGCCCATCTTTTATGGTAATTGTAGAACCGGTAATTGGGAACAAAGTACCATTGTATCCTGCGACATACTCACCACTACCGTTTAGGGAATTGATACTGGCAAAACTGGTTAAGGCATACTGTTTATCATTTGGAATGATTTCCTTACCCTCATTGTCAAAAAACTGTACCTTCATTTCTATTTCAAATGACCCTGTTGTTCGATCATCTTTATTATAAATATGAACATAAGCAGTAACAGTTGGATCATCAATGGCCTGAAGAATGACAGACTTATCATAATGTGTAGAGTTTAAAAGGGTATAGGTATATCTCACGCGAGCCAGTTTATGACCTGAGAAACTAGAATTTTCTAGCCCGCTATAGTCAACTTGTACACTGTCACCAATTTTCATATAGGCAGCGTTCCATTGACCTTTAGTGGTAACCGTTTTTGTAGAAATTGGAAAGTTGACTGTTCCAGGGTCAAACCAGTTATTTGTATGTTTTGATAGAAGTGCTAACTGTTCAGGAGAGATGTATTTTCCAGTAAAAGTTTGAGTTGTATTTGGCTCAGAACGGAAAATTAAATTTTGAGCCAGTACCTCTGTAAGATATCCTGTTTGACCAAGTTTCCCTTTAGCTTCCAGCATTTCCTCCTCATATCTCGCTTTAGCCAGTATATAAGTTTTCTGCAGGTTTTGATAGATTTCTAGTGCTTGTTGATAACGTTTTTCCGCTTCTAAATCGTCTAATTGAGCTTGATCATAGTTTTTCTTTAAATTTTGGTAAGCTAATAAGTCTTGTTCGTACTTTTGTTTCGCTTCTTCATATTGCTTTTGAAGAGTTTCATTTGTTAATTGACCATTTTCATAGGCTTGAAGATTATCTTCATATGTACGAGACGCTTCTTCATAGGTCTTAAGTTCTGATTGATAGGTATCTTGTTTTTCTTTGTTTGCTACTAACGTTTCATCATACAATTTTTTATCAGCCTCATATTGCTGATAGTTTTCCCGATAGACTGCAATTTCCTTTAGGTAGTTTTCATACTTGATACTATCTTGCTCAAATTTACTCTTATCCTCCAGATAAGTTTGGTAATTTTGAACCTCTTGTTTGTATGTTTGTTCCTCTATTTTTGCAGATTCCACTGCTTGGTTGATTGTATCGATTTGTTCCTGAGTATCTTGCTCAGCTAATGTCTCGTCTTGAAATACCTGTTCCTTAGTTTCAACTAAGATAATTCCATTTTGCTTGGCAGCTTCAATTGATGTATCTAGTGTATTTGGAGAAGAATTAGAGTTATAAACAGTGTTATCTCCTTTGGTACTGACAATATCATCGGCTAATACGGTATTATTTGTGTGTAACAGTAGAACTGTACTAAAAAGAACTAGTCCAAATGATTGTAATAAAGTGCTTTTCTTTTTCATATTACCTCAATTTCAAATTATTTAATAAAGAACATTATAACATAATTCTATTAGGATAATCTATTGCCTTGTTTTTAACGGGTGAATACGTTTCTATTCCTAAAAATTCCTTGTCAATAGAAATAAACATATCCCCACAGGGGGATTGGAAATAGAATTAGATAATTTCATACTATCACTTCTACTCACTCTGATACTTCCCCACCACGTAAGAAAAAGCCTTGCAATCAAGGCTTTTCATTATACCTTTCGTTCAAAGGTTTCTAGGCTTTTACCAGCAGAGCAACACACTCGACGTGTGCTGATAGGTCTTACCTATACTATTGAACGAAATGAAGATGAGAAATTTTGCAATAACATTATTGAACTAAATAATCAAGTTGTCTCAAAACAAAATATAATTCATAGGAGATTCGTTACAATTTCCACTTGCTGTACCCCAAGCCATATTAAAACCCTGACCAGCTGAAATACTTGAATAAAAATCTTCAGAAAAATTGTATGCAACCTGAGAACCAACCTTACCACTATGTAATATCTTTCTCCTTGAATTTAAACTGTAATGATTCCTGACGAATTCAAAAGTTGAGCAACAATTATATAACGAGAAATCAAATAAATGACTTGAAATCCAATTACTATATTTTCCAAAAGTCATATTACTATCTACAAAACTCAATAACACTTCACCACGAGAATTTGTACAAGTGTGCCCTGCCAAATGAAGCATATTGATCCTTGGAAATTTTTCTAATATAGTTTTGAAAACATTAGTTGTACATCCATGTATTGGTATTACAATAATATCCGGATCCGATTCAAATAATTCACATATTCTTTGAATCTCTGCATCTGCTTTTATTTTGTCATCTTGAGGGTCTATTAAACTCATTGCCAAAATAAGCCGTTGATTTTCATGTAATCCGGCTAATAGACTCTGTAGTTTTTCACCCTCCAATAGTATTCTAGAGACATTTACATAAGAGTTTAAAATCTTTTTCCATTTTACTCTCGACCTAAATTTTTCACTAGCAACAAATTGCGATGTGTTTTGTTGAAAAGACAGTACAAAACTTTTGGCGACCGTATAACTATCTGAACTTATATTCCTTCGTAGAGACGAGATTTTATCAAGAATCTCCTGTTCGACTAACATCTCATAGATGGTTAGAATTTCATCGTCAGAATAAACATCTTCGTTTTCCTGAGAATTTGATTTTGAATCGATATACTGTTCAAAGAAATCAAAAATTGGCATAATAGTCTCTTCAATTGCAATATTTTTTAATTTTCTGCGATAAACATCTTCTTCCATAAATCCCCCTCTAAAAAATTGCTTTCACAAAATTACTTGAAATCATTATACCATGAATAACATAAAAAACTGCAACCTTACGGTCAAGCCCTCATATCTAAAAAAACTGTTCTTACTTTCCTCAAGCTCCCGGATCTTCTGCTTCATCACGCTCGTAAGTGTATCAGACTGCTTCTCAAGAAGCTTTGTAGCCCTCTGTATAGCCTCTATATTCGCCTGTAACGCCTTTCTAACCTCTTGGACGGTGTTTTCCTTAACCTCATCTTTCAGGCTCCCAATCTCGCCCGATATAGCGTCTTGAAGCAATTCGTTGCTGTTCTTCAGCAGCTCTACGCTCTGCTTCAGCTCGCTGATGAGCTTCCTGTTCTGCTCTGCGTCTCTCTGCCTGTTCTGCTCTGCCCTCACTTGTTCTTGATTTGACTGCTTCATCAATTCCTCGCAGTTCTCGCTCGACATCGCCAACGCTTCTTTGAGCAGACTGTTTTCCAGCTCTGTCCGGCTCTGTCGGTTTAACTCTTGAAGCTGCTCTCTTGGACTGCTCTGCTTCTGCTGTTCGTGCATTTCTCTCAAACTCATGCTCCATACTCTCCTTTCCAAAATCCATATTGTAGTATTTTTCCAGCTTGTTATCCCTGATTTTACAAGCCTTTTCTCCTGCCTGTTCCCTGGCTAAGTCGGTATATGTGATGTACTTGTGGCTGTCCTGCCAGTCCACCCCGTACCCTCTTTCATTCATCAGCCGGATAAAGGTTTCCCGGCTGGTCGCTGTTTCCTTACAATCCAGCACCGCAAGGGCAATATCCTGCACATAGCTTTTGACCTTTCCCTGCTCTGCCTGTTTCAAAAGCTGGTAGGTGTCTTTGCTCCATGCCACCGTTTCTTCCCGGACTTCTCCAGCAAATGTCTTTCCTTTCTCCGGCACATGCAAGCCCTGTTCCCAGCTCTGCTCGTTGCACCGTTCCTTTAAGTCTTTAAGGTCGTGCTTACTCAGAGGGTAATTTAGGGTATAACAAAATAACCCACCCGAATATCGTTTTTTTTTATTTGGTGAGTTTGTTCTTTCAAATACGAAACAAATGCTCATGTACGGTAAAGTATCACAAGAAAATTATGTCGAATTGACAGCCGCCTCCGCTATACCGAATAAGGAAATAAAGAGTCCTCAAATTTTGCGCTACTAAATGAAGACGAGCGGAAGTAATCTCCCGCTCGTCAGTAAACTTAACTATGCCATATCAATCCCGCTTCTTTCCCGCCACCGGCACTAAGAACAGCGCGGGCAACAGCAGGAAAGCGGTACAGACCAGCCCCCAGGGTATGGACACCTGCTGGGCTACCAGCCCCACAATAGGCCCGCCGATGATCTGCCCGAAAGAGTCCAGCTGTCCGCTGGTGGAAAAGACTGTGGCGCGCATTTTCTCATCCACATGGTCGTTCATCCAGGCGGCCAGCACAGGCTCCTTGATGGTGCGCATAAGCCCCGCCAGCAGGAACACCAACAACATGAACCAAAAGCTCCGCCCCACCGCGAAGAGAACCAGGCACAGGATATACCCGGCGCTGGTGGACATGACCACACTGGTTCGGCTGACAGTCCCTTTTTTCTCCATGCGGGCGATGAGCAACTGAGAAGCCAGAATACCTAAGCCGTTGCCGATAAGACTGATAACACCGAACCAAGTGACGCTGTTCAGCGGCCCGATAACGGGTATTACCGTGTCATCCAGAAAATGAGCGGTGGAGAGCCGGTCAAAGCCTTCACTGGCAAGTCCCCCGCATAGTGTGATTGCTAAGAGCGCCAGCAACACAGGTGCGCCTTTCACAAAGCCCAGGTTGAGCTTGAACAGGCAGACAAAGTCTTTAAGCAAGCCCTGCCGTTCCTCAATAGCAGGGGAGAAGTTGGTTTCTGGCATGATGCGAACCATCACCAGCCCCAACAACAAGCACAAACTGCCCCCCAAGATGACAGGCATTTGCAGGTTTATGTTTCCCAGCAGTGTGCCCAGCACCACGCCCAGAACGCCGCCGATTTGCCCCATTTGACTGCCCCGCAGGAACACCTTGTCTATGGGTTTGTCCTCTTCCTCCGAGGCAATCCACGCCTCCAGAGCGCCGGTGATGAAGGTATCACCGCAACCCCAGACAACCTGGGCCAGCAGAACCGGCGCGAACCACGGTAGCGCACCCTCCATCAGAAAGCCCAGGCCGTAGAGGAACATTCCAATCAGCACCGAGCGCCGACGGCTATACAAATCCGCCACCACACCGGTGGGTATCTCGAACAGAAAGCAGGAGGTCTCCAGAACCGTCCCTACCAGGACAAGCTGGAAAGCATCCAGCTGCACCACCTCCAGGTGGTACACGATGGAAAGCACTGTGGACATAGAAACCGCCAGGGAACAGACAAATCGGAACAGCAGGTAGACAGAATATGCCTTTGAATTTTTAGCAAACATGAAGTTACATTCTCCTTTCAAATCTCATTTTATATGACTTTTGCAAGCTGTTAAGCTAACTTGTGGAACATATGCCGAACCTTATCTATACGGCTATTCGGGCGGCGGGGTTGGCAAATAAATTTACCAATAGCTGGCTGGTATCCTTTTAACTCTGTCAAGCAGACTCCCTGCCCATTTGTGAAATAAGTTAAATCGTTCCTGTATTCTTGAATACATCTAGCAGGGATTTCTCCTTTCAGAATGACCTCGTCATTCTTTATCTGAGTACTTACAATATCTGCACAATACCTTGGAGCATCATGATACGCCCGTGAGAGATATTCCTGCGGTGCATAAATTTCAAAGTGGAGATATGGCTCTAATAGTTCTGTCCCTGCTTTTTTTAAAGCCTGCTCCAATACGATAGGGGAAAGCAGCCGAAAGTCTGCGGGGGTACTTACAGGACTATAATACAATCCATATTCAAAACAGATTTTACAGTCTGTCACTTTCCATCCATACAGCCCCTGCTCGCAGCCATAAAGAACCCCCTCCATAACCGCATTTTGGAACGATTGATTTAAATATCCAAGTGAAACTCTGCTTTCATACTGCACTCCGCTTCCAATAGGGAGCGGCTCTATGGACAACCCGACAGAAGCCCAGAAAGGATTTGGCGGGACTTCTATGTGGATGGTATATTCTGCTTTTCTAAGCGGTCTTTCCATATATATAACAGTAGGCTCTTTTATTTCTGCCTCCACATGATATTTTTCCTCAAGGATGGCACAAATGACTTCCATCTGCACATTCCCCAAAAAAGAAAGTATAATCTCATGCGTTGTAGTATCCACATAATATTTTAAAAGAGGGTCGCCATCTGAAATTTCTGTAAGTGCCCCAAGCAATATTTCCCGCTGTTCAGATTTCTTTACTGCAATCGTTGTTTGGAGCATAGGGAGAGGATTTTCAATAAATTTTCTCTGCGGCAACAGCATTTCGTTCCCCAAAATACTGTTTAGCTGCAAAACATCATTTGGTAAAATTACAATATCACCAGAGCAGGCTGTATCGGATGAATATAATTCACCGTTTGTCGGAACACACATCTCTGTGATTTTTATTTTCTCTTTTTCAGATATTTTAATAACATCCCTCAAATGCAATGTTCCGCTATATATACGCACATAAACAAAACGCCGCCTTTTCTCTGAATATTCAATCTTAAAAACCTGCCCGCATAGTTCAGATTGACCTTCAGGCGTTGATGAATAAAACTTACTGGCAATCACTTCTATAAGCTGCCGAATCCCCAGATTGTTTTTAGCACTTCCGTGATAAACGGGAAATAACGTTCCGTTTTGGAATCTCCTGTTTTCTTCCTGTTCCAGTTCTGACATTTTAAACGGTTTCCCTGACATATATTTCTCTAATAGTTCATCGTTTCCCATAATTACCGCATCCCACTGTTCCATATCGTCATTGTCCGTTACATTTATATGGGGATGCTGCCCAACCTTTTGCTTCACTATAATTTCCGAAGAAAGCTTTGCTTTCATTTCTTGATATACCATTGGCAAATCAATCCCCTCTTGGTCAATTTTATTGATGAAAAAAATTGTCGGAATCTTCATTGTCTGTAGTGCATGAAACAGTATACGGGTCTGTGCCTGTATGCCATCCTTTGCAGAAACTAATAATACTGCTCCGTCTAATACGGATAAAGAACGGTATACTTCCGCCAAAAAATCCATATGGCCTGGCGTATCTATAATGTTGACTTTTACATCCTCCCACTGAAAAGATGTCACTGCTGTCTGGATAGTGATTCCCCTTTGACGCTCCAAATTCATTGTATCTGTCCTTGTTGTGCCTTTATCTACGCTCCCTGGTTCTGCAATTGCACCACTGGTATACAATAAACTCTCCGTTAATGTTGTCTTTCCTGCGTCAACGTGAGCCAGAATGCCTAAGTTAATTATTTTCATGTGATTTTCCTCCTATCAACACCCAAAAAAGGGCATAAAAATACCCAGTGATAAATACTCCTATCACTGGGTAAATAACTCCAATAGCCCCAAAACACTTATATGTTTTCGGGCATATAAAATTACATGATAAAAGTATTCTTAAACTGGGTACAAAAAACTAAGCCCCATATTAAAAGTGAAACGGGACTGCTACTTTTTGTTCCCACTATCAAATTGACAGTTTATTTAAGAATACCTTGCCGCATATTTATTAACTCCTTGTATAATACTGAATCTAATTATATTCCTTAACCCTTTATTTGTCAAGCTGACAAACTAAAGCAGAAAAAGCGGCAGGATTTCCCCCTGCCACTAATCATCTGTTTATGCAAAAATAATTTCCTTTTCCACAATCTCCCTCGCACAAGCCCTTATGTTATTGAGGCATCCTGTCCATTCTAAGGCGTTTTCTGCCTTTAGCTGTTCCGTTATGCCCTGTGCCTGTTTCATACCCTCTATGAGCCTTTCAAAGCGTTCCTGTGCCTGTCTGTCAATGTCGGCAAGGTAAGCGTTAAGTCTGCCGCTTGTAAGAAGATTGGTGTATGTAACTTTGCAGTGATGCTTCAGATAATCCAAATGCCGCTGTCCCCAGATGCCTATCGGCTGTTCTTCTTCGGCGGGTACAGTTAAGCACGGTATTAAATAATCGCCTTGCCTTTCGTATTTGCCGCCCATTTCCTCAAAAATTGTCTTTGCCATTGTCTGTTACCTCCACATTCTTTTTTATTTTGAATGTCCGCAAAATCCGTCCTACATCCATTGGAGCTTATGACCGTTCTCATAATTTACGGAATTGACAATAAAGTGCGTGTGTATATGCCCCTTGTCTATATGCGTGGCTATCAGAACTTCATGCCCTTTCCATGCCTTTGTATGCTCTGCCAGCTCGACAGCGTTCTTGTGAGCCTGCTCCGGGGTTATTTCCTCGTCCTCATGGTAGGATTGCACATAATGCTTACGTTTGCTTTATAAATCTACCTCAGTTCCTTCCAGTAAACAAACGGTTATTTCACCATCAAGTCCTATCCTGATATGGTCTAGCACTCGGCACATATCTGAGGGGTTGAAGTCTATCTGCTCCTGCCTAAGCAGGTCACTCAATGCCATGCTGTAGTGCTTATCCAGTAGGCGATTCTCTGCTAAGATTTTCTCCCACTTGCCATCAAGCAAATCAATGTTCTCGCTTAGTAGCTCTAATGCCTTTAGAAAAATCTGCTCGAGTGTCGCCTCATCCAAATGGCTACTGTAACACCCTTCAACACCCTTTATGCGATAGCGGTTGTTACATTGCCAAACTTTACGTTTCCCTCGGCTGGTTGCCCAATTCTTCCGTCCAAAGGCTGACCCGCAGGCTCCGCAGAACACCTTGGTGGTAAATGGGTTGTCCTCACTCTGCATGATATAAGATTTGAGCTGATGCTCATCTCGGTAGGTTTTGCGTCTAGCCATTTCCAGTTGAACAGTCTCCCAAGTCTCCTCATCAATAATGGCCTCATGGCTATTTTCTACATAGTATTGGTTAACCTGACCGTCATTTTGAACTCGTTTCTTAGTCAGAAAATCAACGGTAAAAGTCTTTTGCAATAAGGCATCACCCTTGTACTTTTCATTTTGAAGCATTTTCTGTATAGCACTTGGATACCAATTTGCCTTTCCTGTCCAACCAGGTATTTCATTGTCATTCAAATACTTAGCAATGGATTCAGGACTGTACCCCTCTAAGAATTTCTCGTATATGAATTTAACAGTTTCAGCTTGCTGAGGGTTAATGATAAGCCTACCATTCTCATCCTTGTCATAACCCATGAACTTTGTGGTATTCACGCGCACCTCACCACGTTCAAACTTCTTACGAATTCCCCATGTCGCATTCTCTGAAATGGAACGTGACTCATCCTGTGCCAAGGAAGAAAGGATTGTAAGAAGAACCTCACCTTTGGAATCTAGGCTGTCAATATTCTCCTTCTCAAAAGTCACGCCAACACCCAGTTCTTTCAGCTCTCGGACATACTTGATACAATCAAGGGTGTTTCTGGCAAACCGACTGATCGATTTGACCAAAATCCTATCCACCTTACCAGCCCTACAATCTTGTATCAAGCGGTTAAAGGCATCACGTTTTTTGGTATTGGTGGCTGAGATGCCCTCATCCGCATAGATGTCAACTAACTCATAGTCCTCGTGTTTGGAGATATACTCTCGGTAATAATTAACTTGGTTTTCATAACTTGATAGCTGTTCTTCTTGGTCGGTGGACACTCGACAATATGCGGCTACCTTGATTTTCTTCCTGACCTGATGAAAAACGCTGGTCTGAACTTTCTTGGCTGGAATAACTGTAATACTTTTCCCCATCTCTATCCCTTTCTATTACTGTTACTGGTGAGGTTATTGTCCAATTTGAGATATCTACTTCTGGCACACGCATCCCCTGACAAGCTACTTTTCCTTCTTTTATGTATTTGGAACAGCACCAAACAATTTTTTTCTTGTAAGAAACTTGTCTCTTTAAAGTCGAACCACAATGTTGACACTTTAATAACCCCGAAAATTTATAGGTTTTGTTTCTACCTTGTTGCCATATTCTACTATTTAATTTTTCCTGGACAGCTTGCCACTCTTCCTTAGAAATAATAGCTTCATGATTATCCTCTATTAAGTATTGTTCAAGTTCTCCTTTGTTCAATTTTTTGGGGCCATTCACACCATCATGAAAATACTTCTGCAATATGACTGAACCTTTGTATTTTTCATTGCTTAACATTTGACGGATTGTGGTATCATGCCATTTAGCACCTGTAACTGTCGCAACGCCCTTTTCATTTAACTGTTTGGCAATACGATGAGTACCATACCCTTCAAGGTAAAGTGCAAATATTTGCTTGACTATCAAAGCTTCATCTGGATTGATAATCAACTCTCCATTTTCGTCAACATCGTATCCTAAGAATCGCTTGGTGTTAATGACCAGTTCTCCTCGTTGGAATTTCTTCTGAAAAGCCCAACGTTGATTACCACTCATACTCCTCAACTCGTCCTCAGCAATACTAGCTAATACTGAAAGCATCACTTCCCCTTCACTAGAAAGGGTATGAATGTTTTGTTCCTCAAAGAAAATGTCTACTCCTATTGCCTTCAGTTCACGACTAATTTCAAGAACTGTAACCGTGTTTCTAGCAAATCGAGCAATTGACTTGGTATGAATAATATCAATCATACCTTTACGACAATTTTCAATCATGGCTTGAAAATTTGGACGATTATCCTTAGAACCAGATATACCTCTGTCATGATAAACACCCATAAAATCAATATCGTCTCTATTGGAATACAGGTTTTCAAAATACTGCTTCTGATTTTCTAATGAATCTAACTGACTTCCATTAGTCGTCGAAACTCGAATGTAGGCACAGACCCTCTTCCTATGTTTTTGTCTATTGACTCTAATCTTCTTTACGGACATTTACTCTCCTTCCTATGTAATGGCACACTATATATCACTCTAAAGGGAATATTAGTCAAGTTATCAGACCAACTATTTCGACCTGATAAATTTATGCCACAGTTCATGGAATACAAATATTCCTCCTACCTTACTAGGTAGGTTTGGGAGTAATTTTTCCGCACTTATTGAAAAAAAAGCAAAAAAAATAAAGCCTGATGTTCCCACCAGGCTTATATCTTTATTATGAAATTCTAAACCAACCTACAACCTTACCGAGTTTAACTGTTCCAGTTGAATCGTAGAGTGAGCCATCCGCCATCCATTGACGTTTCACACGACGAGTAATTCCACCACCACCAATTTCCAATTGGTCATTGATACCGTTCTTATTATGGTCAGAATACCCATCAATATTCTGTTCCACACCATCAATACTTTTTCCATCTGAATCTGTCACACAGACACCAATGTGACCATATACCAAACCATCCGTCTGAATGACATAAAAATCACCTGCTTTAGGATTCACACCCCAAGCATCATAGATTACTTGGAAACCATTTGATTTTGCTTTCTTCAAACAATCAATGGCGTTAGTATAGGACATACTCTTGTCCGTAAGCTCTTGAACAATCTTATCCACCAAGGCAACACACTGTCCGCCATAAGGGTTAGATGGAACAGTCACCTTTTGACCGACCTTAGATAAAGCGGACGCAACCACACGACTTGCAACACTGGTTGGAATAGCGGTTGTTGTCCTTGAAGCTGAGTTGACCTTTAGAGTTTGTCCAACTCTTAAAATATCCGTCTTCTTCAATCCATTTACCGCAAGAAGAGCATCAACTGTTAAACCAAACTTCCGAGCGATTCCATAATAAGTATCACCTTTCTGTGCTTGATAGGTCTGCTCACTATGGCCTTTAGTTGTTCCTTCTACATCCTGCTCAAGCACCCATGACTTGATTCCATCAAGTAGATAAGCTCTCTTACTGTTGGACTGGTGAACATTTTTTACTTGGAGGATTTTGTAGGTGCGCCCCTTGACCCAGTTGGCGATTTTCTGACCAGTCTGATAATGAGTCGCATGAGGCAACACCCTAAGACTATCACCAACAAGATAGATTGGTTTTGAAGGAGTTCCTGAACTCCCAACGGTTGAACTGGGTGTCGAGGGAACTATGGTCTTGACTTCAACTCCTGTTATAGCTGATACAAGACCTCTCGCAATGTCCTCTTTCTTGTTCTCAAAAATCGCCATATCTTGTTCATTATCGATGAAGGCAATCTCCACCAAACGATAGGTGTATCCACGACTTGCTGCTTGGTTGACATTATAGAGCCAATTTACCTTCTTAATGCCACGATTTTGGAAATAACGTGAAAGAAGAGATAGGATAGCCATATCTTCCTTATCCGCTTCTAAGGAAGATTGAATCAAGACTTCTGTTCCTTTTGCACTACCATTAAAGGCATTGAAGTGCAATTCAGTAATCGAGTCGTATCCCTTACCAATACTAGTAATACTCCGATAATCATAAACATTTTGTTCGGTAATAAAATCAATCTGTTGTCCACTGTACTTAGACATGATCTTGGCTAATTCTCGAACCTTTCCTGCTTCTGTGATGCCTAGTTTGGTATTCACAGCTCCAGGATCATAGCCTGTTCGCCCTTGACCATGACCACAAATGACTAGATGTTTTCCCATATCTTCTCACCTCTCGTTGATTTGTTTTAAGATTGCTTGTAGTTTCTCAGGTATTGGTAGACCAATTCAAACGGTATTTTCTAGAATACTTAACCCCTCATTACTGAGATAAAAGAAAATGACCATGGTTCGAATCGTTCCACCCTGCTTGATGATTGCAGTATCAATTAAATGACCTAGTGAAACTAAAAATAAAATGGCTATCTTTTTAAAGATGCCACGAAAACCAATACTACTCGATAATTGTTTCTCTACAACCGCCGCAAAAATTCCTGTTAGATAATCAATAATAATGAAGACAAGTAGGGCATATAGGATCCCATCCAACTCTCCAAATAGACTACCAATCAAGCCTCCAATCATGGAAAATAAAATCTTATTAAGAGTTAACAGTTCCTTCATCGGTCACCTCACTTTCTACTGAACCTTCCTGCACAATGGTAGGGTCTGACCAATCCGGTTGACCGTTCTCATCAAACCGCATCAGATAAAAACATTCATGGAATAAATCAGAAAGGTTTAGAGTTAATGTCGTACTACCCCACTGATTAAAAGCCCAAACTGTTTCTGTTGTAACCAACTGCCGCTTCCCATTTTTAATGGCAGGTCGCCTTACTTCTTCAAGATACATGTAAAAATCCTGCTCTGCTGTCTTACAACGAATGAACTCTCCATTCTTACGCATGTAAGCGAGAGCTGTCTCCAAATCAAATGGTTCTGTTACTTTGTCAATATTGAGAAGTGCCATGATAACTATTCTCCTTTCCCTTCTTCAGGTTTTGTCTGAACTTCTAATAGCTCAGTCAATTCCTGTTTTTCTTTACGCAAGAGGCTAAGTTCCTCATCCCTTTCCACCAATTGGATGGCAATGAGGTTCTTAGCGGTGATTTCATCAGATAGCTTGGTGACAAGCTCCTGGATAGTTAGTTTTAATGATTGGTTGATTTGTTCTAGATTCATCTGTGAACTCCTTTATTTAATCGTATCCCATGTCAAGATGACGTCACCTCGACCTGTGATGTTTACTAAGTGTTTAAAATTGTGATTGAATTGATGAAGAACATCTTTTAGACTGACATAGGTTGTCCCATTTCGATAGATGCGGATATCTCCGATATTCAAGATGGAACTTGGTCGGTCGGATGCTTTAAAGGCATCAATACTCAGTCGGTTAGGCAAGGTTACTATTTCCCATCCATCTGGATTGGTATATGGAGCACTAGCTAAACGTACTTTATCACCTACCACATCAATTTGGTCGGTATCAGTACCGTTCCATGCTCGAATCCCTACAAAGCCACCGTCATTGGAATTCCAGTTGTTCCATCGATTCGAACCGATAATGGTTACACCACATGGTTTCCCGTTTGATGTTCCTGTCTCAAAGGAAACCCATTGGTGAGGATATCCACTAACCTCTCGAGAAATGGATGGAGAGTTGGTAAAGAACTTAATGTTTCCAAGTGACAGATTGATTTTCATAGCTCCGTTGATTGCTGACAAAATACCGCCTGAAATTTTGTTGGCAGATAGGGTTACTGACTGCACTTGTGTTATAAAGGCCGATTTGGCGAATAACTGCTTGAGATAGGCTTCCGTTGCCATAAACTTGGTGAAGAAAGCTTGGTCAACCTTTAACTTATCCGCAGTAATGGCTTCTGCTCCAATTCGAGCTGCTGAGATGATGCCTGACGTAATCTTGCCTGCATCAAGACTGGCAATCTTACCGCTCGCAATCACTCCATCTTGGATATAGGTTGTACCTGTTATTTGAACGAGTTTTCCATCAATCTTGACTGTGCCATCCTTATTGAGATTGAGCTGACTCAGGACTGTTCCTGCACTGGTCAGATTTCGAACCGACCACGCCCCTGCAAGTGTTGAAACCTGCGTTTGAATGGCAGTTACTGTGGCAGTTGTCGCTCGACTTGTTTCTAGATTGCCAACTCGTGTCACAATCCCATTAGCCGTTTGAACAACCTGACTGATTTGATTGGTGTGATCTCCAATGGTCCGAGTGTGACTACTTACAGTATCCCGCACTTCATGAAAGGCGGTCACTGTCGTAAAGTCTTCTAACGATGGTGTCCAATAGTCTGGAAAGATATCACCAGTTGATATCATTAAAGCTCTCACATGGAACTTACCAGTCTTAACCCCATCAATTCTGACTTGAAGTTCAAAACCTTTAGAGTGTTGGTACATCTCTTGAGTGATGGTAGAGGTTAGTTTGATTAACCGATAATTGTTACCTGTTGTCAAATTACTGCTCCACTTATTGTAGAAAGGGTGATACAGATTCCAGTTGGTCCATGTCCAAACATTTTGACTATCCAAAATTGAACCTTGGAGTTTCATAGAACGAGTCGTTACCGCAGGGTCAAATGTAATCTCATCCGCTGAGATATGAACATATAAATGCACTTTTGACCCAACATATATACCGCTTCCATCTCCAAACTGAACTCTCCCTAAAGAGGCTACCCAGTTGCTATTGGCATTTATCGTCTGATAAGTACCCCATCTATCCGAAGTACCAGCTATCAAGTTGCGATGCGAAACTGAGGTAGGGATTCTGCTTTCCGTTTGACTGATTCGTTGAGTAAAACTATCAGAGGTTGTTTTGACCAAATTCTGCACACTGGTTGTCGTCGCATAGGGTTGTAACGAACTGCTGGTTAGATAGCCACGACCCGTTATATTAGAATCAACCTGAGACTTGGTTTGGTAGCCTTTTGAGTTAATGGCAGATTCAACTTGCGTACTTGTTAGTCGTTGTTCAATTTGCCCAGCCTGTGTTCGTATAGTGGTTTCTGCACTTGTTACTCGACTAGTCAAACTATTAAAATCAGTCTTTGCGACTTTCTGTGAGATGGCGTCATTGGCAATCCGTAGGTCTGCCTTGGTTTGAGTAATCTGACTTGCGTTTGCATTGGCCTTAGCCAAGGCATTGTCAGCGGTTGTTTTTACACCTTCAAGAACTGTCTTATCAGCCTTAAGCAAAATAGATTGCTGTGTTTGTTGGATGGATGTAGTATGTCCCTCAACAGTCCGTTTCAAGTTATTAAAATCCGTTTGACTGACCTTTGAGGATACATCCGAAACTAATTGTCGAATCTGGGTTTCACTACTAGAAATCTTTCCATTTGCTTCGGTTAATCTTGTAGAAACCTGCTCTACACCAGAAGCCGTTTGAGTGATGAGTGTCCGTTGGGTGGTCAATTCACCAGCTATATCTGCTGGATTTTCTGAATAACCTGTGTCTAGTGAGGTCTTTGCGACTTTCAATCCTGCCACATAGAATTTATTGCCATTTGGGATAGTACTGCCATTGTACTCTGTCCGAAATTGGAGTGAACCATCAGATATGACATGAACTGTTTTCCAGTAGCGTTTCCAGTCACTGGTGACAGACATAATATCGTCCGATTCCCTCACTCCTGCGACTGGAGCACGATAGACACTCGAACCAGTCCAAATCGCTGAAACTTTGATGGAAGAAAGTGGCTGATTCGCTTTGGCATAAAAGCTAAAGGTAATGACATCTCCTGCTTTCACAACAATATTCTGATGACTTCCGTTGAACCCTGCTTGGGTTGAACGAACAACCAGTCCTCTGAAATTCTCTGTTTCGGTAGACCAGTTGTTTCCTAAATGCCATGCATTTCCTTTATTTGACCAATCACGAGTACCAGTCATCAAATTGAGACCGTCTAGGCTAGTTGGAATTTTCGCATCCACCTGACTGATTTCAGTTGTTATGCGATTCCCCAATTGCGTAATCGATGACTCGGCAGTTTCGATTCTCTGTTTTGCTTGGTTAAAATCACTGGTTTTAACACGCTGAGAAATTTGGTCTGCTTGTACTTGAATCATGGATTCTGCACTGGTTACTCGACCAGTCAGACTATCCACCAGTTGCTTACTCGCAAGAAGTTTTATATCCTCCTTGGTTTGTGAGAGATTGGTACTGACAGTTGCCAACTGCCCACCTAATAGAGCTTTTGCTACATCAACCAATCGACTAGCTTCAGTGATAGCTTGTGATTTAGCTGTCGCAATTTTGGACTCTGTTTGACTACGCTCCGTTGAAGTCAATCGGTTAGCTTCTTGAATGGCATCAAGCTTGGCTTGTTCTGCCCTTCTGAGGGCTTCAGTTGCCCCAGTTTGAGCCTGTTCTGCCTTTTGTTTGGCTTCTGTGGCTAGGTTGCTATTTACACCAGCCTTCGCCAATAAATCACGAGTTGTGCGTTGCTGTTCCTCTTCTTGTTGCAGCATCTGTTGGTGAATAGAAGAAAGCTCACTATCAATGCTAGCCTTTAATCGATCCGCATAGACCTCCCCATGACTTTGAGCCTGTTCGATAGCGTTATCTATGGCTACTTGAAGTTTCTCAAATTCTGCATCAAAGACTCTATTGGCATTCTCAAGGGCAATTTCAACGGCAACATCCTCACTCCGCTTATTCCCATCAAGGAGATTATTTGCTAGTGTAGTTAGGCTACCGCCAGTTTTAGCTGTTCCAATACTTGCCTTATCATCAAAAGTGATAGAGCGGTAATTCTTAGCTAAAGGATCATAATCATAAGCGATGGCTTTCTTCCTCACATCAATGCCGTGTAGCTTGCTTTTTAAAGTCACTGTATCGCCTAGATGAACAGTTTGACCATCTAACTCAAATGCCTCAATGATGATGGCATCTTTTGGCTTATCAATTCCCTCTAAGCGAAACTTGCTACTAGCCCACTCTATTAACTCCTGTCGAGTTTTGAGATTATTATTGGTATAGGTTACTTCATTGATGAAAGGATTGGAGTTTATCAACGGACTGTCTACTGTGACTTGAAGTACAGTTTCCCTATCCTGCCCCTCTTGTTTAAAGCTTGAAGTGGCATGGATACGAGTGATAATCTGTGTACTTTCTTTGGTTCGTTGATACTTCTTCAAATTGTAGTGAGTAGAGATGACTACCCCACGGTCTTGTCCCCGCTCACCCTTTATAGTTAGGGCAAGGTTATCACGAACCAGTTCACCCTCCCAAGTTCCAAGAATAGAATGTTTACCATCCATCAGGCTGGAGTACAGCGTCTGTTCCTTGTCCGTTGTATAGGTTCTGTTCTTGACAATGTCACTGGTAAATGAAAAATCTCCCAGTGGAGACTTGCTTGCCATGACCATGCTTGATAGAGCTGTTGCACAGGGAACCTGTTCACACCTAAATTGAGATACCAACCTAGTCATGATGTCATCTGATATGTGATAGGCCACAACTTCAAGACTGGTGTCTCCTTCGATTACTTTCTTTATCCGAAACAACTGGTGTCCCAATACTGGAACTGGACTACGAACAAGGTAGTCCTCTTTTAGCTCTCGAAATAGACCGCTGTCTGTGATTGGATAGGTAAAATTCAGGACAAAATCCCCATTCAAGGTTTCTTTAACGCTTGCTTTTATAGTCTCTGGGAGTGGTTTCCCATGCCATTTTGCCGTTCGAACCGTTTTGTCTAATAATGATAGCACTCTATGCCCACCCCCAATTCATTTCTATTGTTAATGATGTGATGCCCGCACCTAAGACAACTCCAACTGAGTCATTCCTACCTGCATCTATAGAAAGAAAATCACCAGACCATTTTACAGGCTGACCTCTTTGTGTCTTAAAACTTGGCTGACTAGGATTATTATCCATAATGAGTGTTTCTTGTAATCGCTCCAAGCGGATGACATCTTCCCCAATTGTAAAGCTAGTTTCACTAGTCGAGTTGCCACTTATGGTAATCTTTGGAAAAGCGATGGCTGAACCTTGACATCGCATAACACCACTGGTTCTAAACACCTGCGAAGTCGTCGTTTTGAACCACTTGGTTGGGTGACAAGAAAAGGTAACCTTAAGCTCATACACCCCCAGCTTATCCTTTTGAACTGGAGTATGGTGAACCTTGTAACACCAAAAGCGTATGGTCTTGAAACTAGCGTTCTCAAGCCAAAATTCTTCTTTCAAAAATAGCTTCAAAAAGGAAAATAACTGTTCTTCACTAGGTTTAACAAGATAGAGTGTATAGCTCAGTTCCATGACACTTCTGCGAGGATTGGTTTGAAGAACCGCACCTGACAGACCTTGGTGTTCTATCAATTGCGTCTTACTTTCACTAACTGTGATAGAAGGGCTATCTTCCACGATTACCTTAAAAGGAAAACTAGCCGTGGACACCCCACCAATGGTTAATGCATTATGTCTAATCATGGTTTCACTCCTCTCAATCCTTGCTGACGTTGTAATTCATAAACGAGTTTCTCTCCAACCATCTCCGCAAGTCGGTGAAGGTCAGTCTCTTCTCTTACCGTATTTCCAGTAATGGTAATATGAATGGTTGGTAGATTGCTTGTCATGGTCTTTGCGATTCCTCGACCAATTGCGCCTAACGTTTGTTCATTCAAAGGCAAGACTGCTTCTTTTCCAGCCTCACCACCTACCATTAGGCTATTACCGTTTACACCAAATGCGGTTGGTTTGGTTAAAATTCCTCCTTTGGCATACCAATCAATGGAGATTCTTGGGATTCCACCCTTCAACCAATCGAGTGGATTGGCTGAACCTGACACTCGAAAATGAGGAAGAGGAATATGTGGCCATCTGATTTGGAAGTTAAAGAGATTTTTAATGGCATTGATGGCATTACTCACGGCATCTTTTGCCCCATTGATGGCATTGGAAATGGTATTCTTGACACCATTCCAAACGGATGACACCGTGCTTGAAATGCCATTCAAGACACTAGAGACCGTGTTTCGGATACTGTTCCAAATATTGGAGACTGTTGAGCCGATGTTAGATAAAATACTGGATATGGTCGATTGGATTGCTGTCCAGACGGAAAAAACAACTGAACTAATGGCGGACAGTAAGTTTGCAATGGTATTTTTGATACCTGTCCAAGCAGTTGTGATGTACTGGGCGATGAAGTTTAAAGCTAATGAAATCAGGGACTTTATTCCCTCCCAAGCCGTAGCTAGGACTTGTTTAATGGTTTCCCACGCTCCAGTCCAATCACCAGTAATAACCTGCATGACTGCCTTAATGATACCAAGCACCACATTGATGGCAGTCTCAACCACAATCTTTATCATCTCCCAAGCAGTTGTGATGATAAGTTTGATATTTTCCCAGCTTGCTTGGATGAGCGGCCCAAGAATAGTCATCACAGTTTGAATAACCGTAGTGATAGCATTCCATACCGTGGTTGCAGCATTTAGAATCAATTGCTGGTTTTCAGTCCACCATGTTGTTAGGGTTCCCCAGATGGACATAACAAAACTAGAAATCTGCTGGATAATCATGGACAGAAAGGCATAGATACTATTCCAGATTTCCGTCACAGCCGTTCGAAAGCCTTCGTGGTTCGTCCAGAGTTCTTTTAACCCAACAATCAGTAAGGTAATGGCGGCTACAATACCAACAATAATCCCCACAATCGGCAAAAATGCCGTTATCATTCCAACAACGGTTGTCCCCATAGCGGCTGCCGCAACCTGTAAGCCCAAGAAAACAGGAAGTAACATCCCTACCACGGCTAAAATACCTGTGAAGATAATGACGACTTCCTTGATGGGACTGGATAAGTTGGTAAACCAAGTCGCTAGTTGACTAACAATGTCTGCCAAACTTTGAAAGACTGGAATAAGCATCTCCAGAATCGGTTGACCGATTGCTGCTAGAGCATTAGTTCCAGACTGTCTTAAGTTGCCCAGAACGTTTTCCAGTCCGTCTGATTCCCTTGCAGCTTGTCCCAAGGCTCCAGAGAGTTCATTGCCGTCCTCTACCATTTGAAGGAGGGTTAACTGCTTCTGAGCTTCTGATAGTTCATTGAAGGACTTTCCATAGAGCTTGTTCGCCGCTGTATTACGAGTGGTTTCTGTTGCAGAAATACCTAGAGCTGCGTCATTTTCATAGTTTCCTTTGAGGAAGGACTGCAGGTTTTCGGTGACTTCTTCGATGGATTTGTCGTAAAATGCTGCCCCATCAGCCGCTGCTCTGGTGGCACGAGTGGTCAGATCCAAAGCCTGAGCCGTATCCATCCCAGAGGTTTTGGCAAAGGAAGCCATCTGAGTGAAGGAGCCTTGAAGACGCTCTGGAACAATGTCCATCTCTTCCCCAATCTTATTGAGGGCATCCTTAGCAGCATTCTCCATATCTCCAAAGACGGTAGAGAATTGGGCATTGCTGGCTTGAAGTTGCGCTGCCGCAGACATGGACTCTGTTCCGACTTCGAAGATTTTCTGAGAGATGTCTGCTAGCTTCTCACTGGTCGCTTGAAGTGCCTCAGCCCGAATGGTGTCAGACATGGCTTTCATGCCATCTTGAGCACCATCAGCAGAGGATTTGGTCTCATCCATCTCGTTGTTCAGGTTATTGAGAGCGGTCTTTGCTTGGTTCAACTCAGCTTCCATCTTATTGGCTTCAATGGAATTCTCACCATATTCACTCTTTGTCAAGGCTAGTTGCTTTTCGAGATTGGAAATTTGTTTAGAAACAATTTCTGACTGCGCTCCAATCTTTTGTTGGGCTATGGCATTGCGTTCTGCTTCGGAACTATTGGATGACAAAGCACTTTCTTGTAACTCAAATTGAGACGTGACCTTGTTCATCTCACTTGCTAACTGACCCTGCTCCACTTGGAGTTTATCTAATTGTTGAGCCGCTGTACTACTGGCTCGACCGTGATTCTCAAGTGTTGATGACACATCAGCTAACTTAGTTTCATAGGACGTTAGCAGCCTTTGAGTAGTTTCCACCTCACGTTGAAAGGCACGGTACTGGTCTGCCCCAATATCCCCAGCCTTAAACTGAGCCTCAACCTGAGCCTGTGCTTGCCTTAATGTTGCTAGCTTTTCTCGAGTTGTTTCAACTTGTTTAGCTAATACGTCCTGCTTTTGAGTAAGGAGGGTGACATTGCCTGTATCAAACTTGAGAGCCTTATCAATCTGTCTTAGTTCTTTGGTAGCTTCAGATGCTTGTTTGTTTACACCCTTAAGTGCATCTTGTAAGGGTTGGGTATCGCCACCAATTTCAATCGTAATCCCCTTGATATTTCCAGCCATAATCCCTCCTTTCTACCATCAGAAATTATCAAAATCAGCCTGAGTTGCTCGTCGTGTTTGAGAAGTTTCTCGAGTACGCATCTCCACATAGTCCGTTTGGTAGTCAAGTGCCATCCCAATAGAGATATGTTTTAAATCGTCAATGGTCAGACCAGTCTCCTTACAACAGGAGAAATAACTCTCTACTGTGAAGATTTCTTCACTCGCTGTTTCTGTTTCATCTGCTTTTTTCTGGTTGACATCCCTTGGTTCAACATATTCATCAAGACAGGGGCTACTTCCTGAACTGGAAATTCCTCCAATTCCATGAAGAAATCCACAAAAGGTTTCACACGAGGATTGGCAGATTTGGCAAAAACCCAAAAAAGACGATGGAAAAAGGTCATATCAAAGTCAGATAAAATAGACACATCAACCTGACTTGCCTTGAGTTCTTCCCCTTCCTCCAGCTGGTCTAGCTTATCCAAGATAGCTTGACTATTGACCATAGAAAAGAGATCTTGGAAATAGTCCTTACCAAACTGCTCTTTATAAGCAATTGGTGTGTAGGCATTGGTTGCTAACTCGTAGGTCGTGCCTGCTATGGTAATACTTTCTCTCATTGCCTTCTCCCTTACTTACGAGGTTCAAAAACTGCCTTGAACCAGTTTTGACGGATCTCATCACTCGTTTCCTCCGTTGTTCGTCTACGTACAACCTTATCAAGAGGGCGAGGACTGGCAGTAAAGGTCAACTCTACCTCATTGATATCCGAACCTGACTTGGTTTTTGAACCAACAGTCGGACGAGATGCGTAACAATAATACAAAACGTGTAATGTTTCTTTTTTATCCCCTTCAAAACGGAACATTAACGCAAAATTTTTCTTTTCGCTATTTGCGATTTCTGAGATGGTATTTGTCGTCGCATCCAACTGTTCTCCGAGGACTCGAGTCAAAAATTCCTGCGTTAAAAGAGCAACTTTTAGTGTTCCTTCATAACCATCGTTTGACTCCGTTGTATAAAAATTGATATTGTCTGCCTTATAAGAACCCTTATCTCCTGTTGGTTCAAGGGTTAATTCTGCAGCACCACGAAGACGTTCTACATTGCCGTATGTCAACGTACCATCAGAACCTTCGCTTGTAACTTCTGCCCAATGGACATCTTGTAGTCCAAAGGTGACCTTATTCTTTTCAGCCATATTATCCTCCATGTAATGTGATGTAATAGGTTATTTGGTAGAGTTTATCAGATGAGATATAGGTCTCTACTTTTTCAAAATAAATAAGGTGGCTATCAAATAATGACTCCACCTTTTGTTCAGTTGCTAAATCTTTCTTAGTGGTATAGAGTTCCACTAGCAGATTATTTTGCTTTTGATAAGTCCAATTGTCTGCACCATGATTATCTGAATCAGTCACCAAATATACTAGATACGGTGGTATTGGACGACTACCTTCTTCAAAATGATGGTAGGCGACTGGGATCTGTAATTCTTTGAGAATGGAGTACATTTCACTCAGTAACATGTCATATCACACTCGCTTTCTCAGCTTTTCTTCTAAGGATTGTATCGCTTGTTTCTCAACGGGAGCGATATGCTTGATTCCCTCAACTCGCCCACCAGAGCTTTTGGCATGACCATTTTCTAATAGATGCGTCAGGCCTGGCGTTCGATTATGAATGGTTTTGGTTAAACCTGTACTGGTATCAATCGTTGCTTTACTCTTCCACCCTTTGGCATAAGATCCACTCTTTCTAGGTGAAACTGCTTTCAAGGTTTCAATAGATTCCTCAGTGACTTCCTCTACAACTTCACGCATCACCTCTGTGGTATCCTCTACAAACTCCGCCAGCTCATTTGCGATGGCAGATTCTAGTGCACCCAATTCAATTCTAGTCATAACTCTCCTCCTTAATGGCGACGATGTAAATCAGTTGCCTTGGCACTGTATCTCCATCAATCGACTCAATCTCATAGGTTTGACCACGAAATTGAATGCGAGTCGTTAAGGAATGAAGTCCAAGAATTGCTTTTTCATACCTGAGGGTGAACTGGACTTTCTCTTGTTCCAGTTTCGTCACCCTCCCATCCCTTTCGGTCAAGGTAAGAGGACGACAAGAGCACCACCGTTCAAATAAAGGTATCCAAGTCGAACTTTCATTGCCAATCTCATCTTGAACAATCTGTCGAACATGAAACGACAAGCGTTCCCTCAAAGGTGCAATCTTCATCAGAACACATCCTTTCGTTCAGCCAGCAACAAGTGATAGAGAGTCTCCTTCAACTCCTTATGATTTGCATCTTCTCTATGTTCATAAAGATAGGCAACCCCGTATAGGATTGCCATCTTTAGAACTTCTGAATAAATTGATTGACGCAAAATATCTTCACAGAGTTGTTGACTGGTTTCAAGCAATTGCTCAATCAGTCCATCCTCATCATCGTGTTCCACTTTGAGATACTGTTTTGCTTCTGCTAAACTAACCATAACTACTTAGCCTTTACAGTTAGAGTCTTAACAGCTTCAGGTAGAACTAACTTACCATCCACACGTTGTGAAGCAAGAAAACCAATCTGACCATTATTGGCATAGAGTTCATTCAGACGTTTGAAGGTACGACCCTGACGATCCGCAATCCAATAATAAGAGAAATCACCAAATGCAATGGCTTTGTTTCCTGCTTCAGGTAGTGGGGCAAAGGTTGATGTGTAGTATGGACGATTTAAAATCAAATCCGGTTGTCCAGCTTGTGTGGATGGCTGCCAAATGTAATTACCGTTATTGTCCTTGAGTTTACGGATAGCTTTGACAGTCGTATCATGCAAAATCCAAACGGCATTCTTACGATAGGGTGCTGGTAGAGAATGATACAGTTCAATCATGTCATCAAAGGAAATATCCTTTGTAGCAGTCGTTGGACCAGTTACATCTGCCTGAGTAAAGATACCAGTTGGTTTCTTAGAACCATCACCAATCAAGAATGCCTTTTCTTCTTCCGTTCCAATACGACGAGCAAATTCAGCTGTCATATAGGACTCAAGGTCGAAGACTGAATCGTTAAGCAACTCTTCTGAAATACGAATGGCAGTCCCAATCTTATGAGAGTCTAGTGTCACCTGACCAAAGGTTTCATCTGTTTCAGGATAAAGACCATTTTCAACCATCCATGATGCTGAACCATGTCCTGTCACAACAGGAATCTTACGCTCACCACTAGATGTTTTGATGACAGTCGCAAGGCTACGGAAGAAATTCTCTTCTTGTAATCCTTGAACCAATTTCTTCTCATACTCATCAGGAACAAGATGACCACCTTCGGTATCTTCTCCTACTCGAAGGACGTCTTTAACATCAAAGAAGTGACGCTTACGGACACTTGTCCAAAATGTCTTGGCATAGCTATCTGAAGCCACACCTTTCTTTTCCTCTTCAGAAGTCTTGTCATTCAAAACTGTAGTGGGCTGCCCAATTAGAGCCTGTGATGCTGGTTGAGAAAGTTCAAGGTCTATCTTTTCTTGTCGCTCCAATCGAGCAATCTCTTGATTGTAGAGGTTGATTTTTGCTTCCATATCATCATAGCGTTTGGAATCTTCCTCTGATACCAGTCCGTCTTCTGAGCGAACAGAGTCAAGGAAGGTTTTTGCTTGCTGCCAAGCTTGGTTACGTTTTTCTTTCAATTCAAGTAATTTAGACATCAGTTCATATTCCTTTCGTTATTTGAGCAAATTCAATCGTTTTTCCAACTGATTGATAGGGATTGTTTTCTTTGGTTGTTGGACTTCAAGTTTCGCCTGCATTTTTACAAGTAAATCTTGTTGTGCAGCATTTCGACTGAAAGAATAACTCTCAGTCTCCATTCCATGTTCCTCTTGTCTATCAAAGAGAATCTTGTCCGCAAAGCCTAGTTCAACAGCCTTTTTGGCATTGAACCAAGACTCTGAGTCCATGAGGTGTGATAGCTTAGTTCTTGAAAGTCCTGTTCTTAGTTCATAGGCATTGATGATGGATTCCTTAATTTCTCCCAACATTTCAATGACTTTCTGCATATCCTTGGCTTCACCTTGTGCTACAGTCCAAGGGTTGTGAATCATCATCATGGCAACTGGACTCATAGAAACCGTTGTACCTGCCATGGCAATGACACTAGCAGCACTTGCGGCCAATCCATCAATCACTACATGGACATCACCTTTGTAATCCATCAACATGTTATAGATTTGAGCAGCCGCAAAAACATCACCCCCTGGACTATTAATCCAGAGGGTGATGTCTCCGTTTCCTGCATGTAAATCATTTTTAAATACCTGTGGCGTGACTTCATCGCCAAACCACGTCTCATCAGCAATCTGTCCTTCGATTCGAAGAGTTCGACCGCTATCATCTTCTGTAAAATTCCAAAACTTATGCATCCATATCCTCCTCGGGTTTAGTTTCTTGTTCTGGCGGTGCTTGTTTCATAAAGCCACCTGCATCCTTCAGTTTCGTCATGTTTCCGTTTATCAAGTAGAGATTGCCTCCTTCCTCATCTGAAAGGAGGTTCAAGTCCTCAAGTTCACGTATATCATTTGTCGATAGCCAGCCATTTTGTCTCCCAATCGCATAGCCATTCATTCGACTCTGATAATCGCCACGAAGAAGACCATCCACATTGAACTTCACAAAGTAGGTTTTCTTTTCTTCAGGTAAAAAAAGAGACCTCTTGAAAGCCTGTTCGAGACGAACTACCCAAGGATCTAAGGTATATTTAACAAATTCTAGAGATTGTTGCTCAATGTTTGAAAATGAGGATTTCTCCAAGTCGCCAACCATATGAGGTGGAATGCGGTAGAGCCTTGCAATTTCATTGATTTGGAATTTTCTAGTTTGGAGAAACTGGGCTTCTTCAGGTGGAATGCCTACTTGAGTGTATTTCATCCCTTCCTCAAGAACTGCCACTTTATGGGCATTGTTTACCCCATTGTAGACTGCATTCCATGAATCTCTCACTCGTTTAGGATCTTTGAGAATACCTGGGTGTTCCAAAACGCCACCTGGATTTGCACCATTTTTAAAGAATGATGCCCCATAGTTTTCCGTAGCTAAGGTCATACCGATAGCATTTTTTGCAAGGGCAATTGGAGAATAACCTATCAAGCCATCAAACCCTAGACCAGGTACATGGAGAACATCTTCTGCTTTCAATATAGCATCTCCCTTTTCCTTAAAGTTTGGGTTTTCTTCTGACTGACGCTTGTATTTGTAATAGAGCTTACCACTCTCATCCCGATGAACTGACATCTTATCTGGTAAAAGTGGGTAAAGACTGATAACCTGTCCACTCCTATCTCGGATAATCTGGACATAGGCATTGCCCCATATCAGTAAATGGGTCATCAAGGTTTCTCTAAAAACAAAGGATGACATCTCAGGGTTAGGTTCATCATGCAAGAGAAAATATAGGGGATGTTCCACCTTTTTCTCCTTTCCAGTTGCCGTTCTCTCATAAACATGAATGGGTAGTGAAGCTACTGCTTCAGCCAAGATGCGGACACAAGCATAAACAGCAGTCGTCTGCATAGCTTTAAACTCATCCACATTCTCCCCACTGGTCGTTCGTCCAAACAGATATGAAAAGTCCTGACCTTCATAACTATTTCGTGGCTTATCCCTAGCACGCTTACGTCCCAGTAAATCTAGTAGTCCCATACTTCCTCCTTTTGAGTACGAAAAAAGCACCTCGATTGAAGTGCTTATCGTTTGTTCTTAGATATTTTTCATCTCTCCTTCTTCAAGAAGATACCATGTTCTATCACTTTCTTGAAAAAGATAAATGTAATCTGCCAAGGTATCCTCTGCCAATTGACTGATGTCACCGATGAAACGATGTTGCTGGGCATTCCCCTGTAAGTCATCGTGTTCGATCTTATCAAGACTATCTTCAAGCTGAATGATATCACCTTTCTGAAGTAATGCACGAATTTCTTTGCTTGATTTAAAGTGTTTCTTTAGAAGTTCCCCTGTGTATTCTGGATATCCTTCATACGCTACCTCGATTGTTTGTGCTGTATGGTTTTTAGTCAATAATCCAATCCGTGCTTTTGTTGCCATCGTCTTGTTCCCCTCTTCTTTTTGTAGTCACATATTACCGTAGAAGCAAGGACTTATCAAGTCATTTTGGCGATATTATCAACTATTTTTTGAACACTTTGAATAGAAAAAGCACCTCCGCTTGGAGATGCCAATATTAGTTCACATCATTACCTTCTGCGATATCTCTCAATAATGCATCAATGTTAGAAGTACCATGTAATACTCGAAGTACAGTTACAACCTCTCCAACAAAACGATAAAATATAACATAGTTTTTAACAATAAGTTTTCGAATTACAATACCCTCACTCTCAAACCCTTCAAGAATAGGACAACGTTCTGGAAACGTTGATAAGGATTTGATGGATTGTTCAAAGAGATAGATATTTTTATCTGCTGTTAAGGGTGATTGTAGCTCTATCGCAATAAAGCGATAAATGGCAGTCAAATCGTCACTGGCTTGTTTTGTCAATCTCACGGGATATTCAATCATTAATTTACCCCTTTAATACCTTTGAAAAAATCTTCCGCCAATATCGTTTCTTCATGATCCGCTGAGTGATAGCTCTGCACCAACAGGTCTTTCAATTCACCAGCAGACAGTGGTGAGACATCCACAGAAGAAGGTGCTTGTGGTAAGGCAATATCAAACGGAATGCTTCGTGTCATAGAAACCTGCTTTAATAGTAGGGTAATCAATGTAGACATAGGCATTCCAAGCTCTTTCAAGACACTTTCTGCATTCAATTTATCATCCGAATCAACACGTACATTTAAAGTGGCTGTTTTTCCCATACTACTGCTCCTTTGAATTTTGTACTGCAATTGTAACGTATTTTGCTTTATTTTGTCAACTAAAAACTTAATATACCACGTTCATCATACACACTTCCTTCATCGGTTTGGTGACGAATACAACGATCCAGTCCCATAATGAGTGCTACAATACCGTCAATCTTCTCGACTGACTTTTCCTTATCAGGCTTGATATTACCAGCAGGGTCTTGTCTCATGACTACGTTTTGTCCCATCCATTTCAGAACTGGATGCCCGCCATGTTGAATCTTGCCTTCCATCATAAGTTTATAGAGTTCCTTTGATGGTGGACTCATATCCTTGTATCCCTGACCGAAAGGCACCATAGTCAAGCCCATTCCTTCTAGATTCTGAACCATCTGTGTCGCATTCCAACGGTCATAGGCTATCTCCTTGATATGATAGATTTCCGATAAATCTTCTATAATCTTTTCGATAAAACCATAGTGAACGACATTACCCTCTGTAGTTTTGATGTAACCCTGACGCTCCCAAATATCATACATAACATGGTCACGTCGGCATCTCAGTTCCAATGTATCCTCAGGTAGCCAAAAGAAAGGTAGAACGATATAGTTTTCCTCTTCAAATCTAGGAGGGAACACCAAGACAAAAGCTGTTATATCTGACGTACTAGAAAGATCTAAACCTGCATAACAGCTACGACCCTTGAGACTTTCATATTGGATGGGATCATTTCCCTTCGCATAAACATGTTCTGGAATCCAAGCAACACTTGAGCTTGTCCACATATTTAGACGGAGCTGCTTAAATACATTCTCTTCTGCAGGATTGTCTAGTGCCTGTTGGTAGGCTTCTCTAACTCGGTCAATCCCAATAGTATGCCCTAGTGAAGGGTTGGCTTTGAGCCAGTTGGCTTCATCATTCCAATCATCTTCATCTGATAAACCATAAACCACTGGATAGAATGACGTATCCTTCTTTCTACCATTCAGAATATCCAATGCTTTGGTATGTAACTCATAACAGATAGAGTTTCTATCCGTTCCAGCTGTCGTGATAATAAAAAAGAGGGGTTGTTCCCTTGCGTCTCCTGACCCCTTGGTCAATACATCATACAAATGACGATTAGGCTGAGCGTGGATTTCATCAAAGACCAAGCCAGATACGTTTAGTCCATGTTTTGTTCCAGTCTCTGCAGAAAGAACTTGGTAAAACCCAGCGTTAGAATAATTTACAATACGCTTGGTTGCTCCCATTATCTTTGAACGCTTTTCCAAAGGGCGACTCATCTGCACCATTTGCTTGGCTACATCAAACACGATTGACGCTTGGTTTCGGTCACAAGCCGCACCATAAACTTCTGCACTGGCTTCATTATCCGCATATAGTAGATAAAGAGCGATAGCTGCCGCTAGCTCTGACTTGCCATTCTTCTTTGGAATTTCTATGTAGGCTGTCAGGAATTGACGGTTGCCATCTTCCTTGACAATTCCAAATAGGTCACGGACAATCTGTTCCTGCCACGGCAACAAATCAAATCGCTTTCCTGCCCACTTGCCTTTGGTGTGGGAGAGGTTATTGATAAATGTTACTGCCCTATCAGCCTTTGCCTTATCATAGTGTGAGGTTGGGAGCATGAATGGACTTGGTTCATAATGATAGCTCATAAAATTCCTCCTAACAAATCTTCCATTTCATCACCAGTACCAACTTCTGAATCCATCGTTGCTAGACGGTTACGTGCTGAAGGTGTCAAACCAAATTGTTCACAGAATTTAAGCATGATTTTGAGGTTGGTCTGGCTGATAGAGACTTGAGGGACTTGTTGGAGATAGCCATTCGGAGTTTTGATAATGGAGCCATGCTTGGAAAGGAACTCTTCCGCCTCTTTCCAGCGAGCGTAAGCTTGACAATAACCTGCAAATGCAGTCATGTCCATTTCGGTTAAAATTCCCATCTGTTCGAGAATTTTTCCCATCCGTTTCCACTCCTTCTTTGCATCATCTTCAAGCCACTGTGGGCAACGTGGGGCTTTTTGTTTGGGTTTGACTTCATTCGTAGGGAGTGGTCGCTTACCAGGATTTCCCTCTAGTATTTTCATATTCGTAGGCTTGGGTTTTCGCCCCCTGATTGCCACAATCTCACCTCCTTTAGAGTAAGAAAAAAAGAACTCAATTCGAGTTCCTTCTTAAAGTTCATTAAAGTTATCAAGAACAGCCTGACAAACTGTTCTATCAATGTCGTCCATGTTATCTATTTCATTCCCATATCTATATTGGTAGATATATTCACCATCACGTTTTATTGTCAGTATACTAATCCATGCACCGTCTATATTCCTTGGGTCTGTTGTGTCTTCACGGAGAAACTCACAAACGTAATGTCTGTCTTCAACCGTTCGAGTCATAATTTCCCACATCTCACATTACCTTTTCTACGATATCAATTCCATACAAAACATTTAGGCAACTGCCATTTTCCCACTTAACTAAGAGTGAACCAATGTCATCCACTCCAATAACTGTACCAAGTGTTCCTTTAGGAACTGGATGTGGGTCATCCATTTTTACTAATCTAACCTTAGTCCCAACAGGATAGATTGTCTTTAGGTTATTGAATATTTTTGCATCCATGTTATTCTCCAATCTTTTCAAATGCCCACTTAACTGCATGTCCAAAGTCTTCGAATGTTCCTGCTTCTTGATAAATACGGTCAAATCTGCGTTCGAAGTTATCAAACTCTTCAAGACTATCAACCGTTTCGTAAATCTCAACTTCTGTTCCTTTATATCCATTCGATGCAACGATGACCCAATCTTTGTAAGGAATGATACTTGCGGTTGCTAGGTAGATTTCGTAAAGTTTTTCAAGTGTTGTTGTCATGGATTTGTTCTCCTCTTCCTTTGTTGTGTACATATTAACTCTTAAGGAGACATATATCCAGTCATTTCTCGATTATTTTGAAGATATTTTCGATAATTCTTCGCTCGCTAGAATGGCACATCCAATGGCATAGACAACTGTTACCGTCACTCCATTTCCAGCTTGTTTATACAGTTGGGCATCTGAGTTTACTGCTTGAGCTTTCTCGAATAAATCATCTGAAAATCCTTGTAGACGAAAACATTCTCGAGGGGTTAAACGTCTGATTTTTACAACTCGATCATTCCAAACCACAGCACCCATTTGACCACCACAGGAGAGGTTATGGGCAATTCCCTTCCCAACTCTTGCTCGTCTCGTTGGAGAGTTTGGATAGGATAAATCCACCGAATCTCCAACCTCTGCAACTTGATAACCTTGCTTCGTACCATTTCTGACCTTGATGCCTTCAAGAACACCATGGCGGTCTTGAGAGGTCAATGTGAACATTGGCTCATCCTGTTCCTTGAGCCTACGTCCATTTTGACGTTTGTTGATTCGATTGGGTGTCAGAATGGGTTGTATTTCGAGTACTCCAGAATTCATCGCAGTCCGTTTTGTAGCTCCAGCAGTATATCGTGCAGTGATACAACGTGCCTCATCTGTCAACTTTGGTTCTGTCAAAGATTGGTCAATTAGATAAAGACCTGTTTTAGCACCTAGTCCTCCACCCTCACCAACAAGAGTTGTGGCAATTCCACTAGGGTCGTAGACACGGTAGCTTTGCATACCACCTACAAGTTGCTTAAGATGGCTACCGCTTTCTCCGCTGATAGGTAGTACTTTTCGTCGACCTCTACTTCTAAGATGTCCGAGAGTGTAGATGCGTTCTCGATTTTGGGGAACTCCGTAGTCTTTTGAATTGAACACTTGCCACTCAAGGTCGTACCCTGCTTCATCCAAGATAGAGAGATAGTCGAGATAATCTCGTCCCCCGCCACTTGATAAAAGTCCCTTAACATTTTCAAGGAGTATCCACTCGGGTTTATCTTCTTCCTCTTGGCTTTGGAGGAGGTCAACAAATGTAAAAAAGAGTCCACTTCGTTCACCGTATAGTCCTGCTCGCTTCCCTGCGATAGACACATTTTGACAAGGGCTTCCCGCAGTCCATAAATCTGCTTTTGGAAGTTGTGTTGGGTCAATGCTTGTGATGTCGTCATGAAACCATTCTCCTTTCGTGTCATACATTGCTTCATAAGATTTTCGTGCAAACTTATCCTTTTCACAGTAACCGATACATTTGAAACCAGCTAATTCCAAACCACGACGAAAACCACCCACACCTGCAAAGAAATCAAGAAAAGTTAAGGTCATACCGTCTCCTCCCTATAATTTGTTAAAGCGAATGACTTATAATTCCTACATATTTTCTCAACTTTATTACGAATCCAGTTTGGTACTTCAGGAACTTTGTTATAACGACCGTACTCACCAAACAACAATTCAATGCCAACATTCCTAGCTTGGGTTGCCTCTAGGAATGTATCATAATAACCCAGGTGAATATCACGTTGAGAGATTTTGATTCTGGCACGATATTTTTGTCTTGGTTTATAATAACTAACCCCTGTTACTCCAGAAGTATTATTTGATTGTAGACCTTGATTTATTTGGTTTTGTTGATGCGTACAAAAACGAATATTCTCAGAACGATTATCAAAGGTATCTAGATTAATGTGGTCGATTTCATATCCATGGCGATGACCAAATAAGTAACGATGAAGATATTTGCCTTTCGCACAAATAATGTACGACTTTGCATCTTCATCGTTACTTTTATTTCGGTAGAAGTTAATATCTTCTATAAGTGAGAATCTGTCTCTATCAAACCTAAATTGAGTGCCATCTTTCAAAGTTCCTATACCAATTGAACCAATAAATGAATAGTGAACATTAGACATTACATCCCCCCTAACTGTTTCACTGCTTCTTCATAACTGATTGATTGACCTTCACGGACTACCGTCACATCTGTATTGTCCGTTGCTTCCATGTAGCGTTTCACAATGACATCCACAAACTTCTCATCAAGTTCAATCCCATAACAGATACGTCCTGTCTGGTCTGCCGCAATGAGGGTTGACCCAGACCCAAGGAAAGGATCCAATACCAAAGTCCCTCTCATGGATGAATTTTGAATAGGGTAAGCCATGAGCTGAATCGGCTTCATGGTTGGATGGTCTTTGCTGGACTTAGGACGGTCGTATTCCCAAATGGTCGTCTGTTTACGGTCACTGAACCATTGGTGTTTGCCTTTTTGACGCCACCCGTATAAGACTGGCTCATGTCGCCATTGATAAGGACTACGTCCAAGCACTAATGAGTTCTTCTTCCAAATGCAACATCCACTGAGATAAAAACCAGCATCCTTAAATGCCTTACGGAAGTTCAATCCTTCCGTATCCGCATGAAATACGTAGATTGAGGCGTCGACTTCCATGTGGTTCTCAACTTGAGTAAACATAGCTAAAAGAAACTGATAAAATTCAGAATCACCCATATTATCATTTTGAATTTTACCTGCCGTCTTTTCAACATCGCAATTATACGGCGGGTCTGTCACAACAAGATTGACTTTCTTATCACCTAAAAGTTGGTCGTAGGTTTCTGCCTTAGTTGAGTCACCACAAATCACTCGGTGTTTACCAAGTTGCCAGACGTCCCCACGTCTTGCTACTGTCGGTTTCTTCAACTCCTCGTCCACATCAAAGTCATCTTCAGATAACTCCTTGTCATGAATGTTGGAGAGAATGTCATCAATTTCTGGTGGTTCAAAACCAGTCAGGTCGAGATTGAAATCCGACTCCTGTAAATCCAAAAGCAAATCCGCCAAAAGCTGGTCGTCCCATTGACCGGTGATTTTGTTAAGGGCAATGTTTAGGGCCTTTTCATCTTCCTTGGATAAATCGACAATAACACATTTGGCAGTTTCATAGTCTAAGTCCTTCAATACAGTTAATCGTTGATGGCCACCAATAACCGTCAAATCTTTATTGACGATGATGGGGTCAACGTAGCCAAACTTGAGTAGGCTTTGCTTAATCTTTTCATATTCCTTGTCACCCTTTTTGAGTTTTTTTCGAGGATTGTAAGAGGCTGGGTGTAGTTCAGATAATCGAATCTCTCTAATTTCCATTGTTGGTTGACTTGTCATTGATTTCTCCTTTATAAAAGCGTGATTGGATGTAACACGAATGGCTACAATATTTTCTATTTGGATTAGCATAAGATAAAAATGACCTGCCACAATGTTGGCAAGTCAAATCTTCATATGCAGTTTTTGATTTGTCGTGTTCGTCAGAATGAGTTGTCCACCAAACCTTACGACATTTATCCGAACAGAACTTCTTTGGTCTACCTATTTTGTGAGTTTTAAGTACTTGATAACACTGAGGGCAACGAAGTCCATCATTCTGGTCGGCTTTTGCCATCTGCTTTGTCGCAGCACCATGTCCAAGCAATTCTGGATTTCGTTTACAGTATTTCTTAACGGAATCTCTAGATAAACCTGTAACCTTACCGATGAAACCATAGCCAAGACCTTCTGCGCGCATTTTCCAGATTTGTTTACGTTGACTTTCGTCCATTTGTTTTCCTTTCCAGCAAAAAAGGACTAAAAACAACTATTTTCACCATTGTTTCTAGCCTTTTTCACTATTTTATTACCAAAATGACATACTAGGGAACGCTACATCCCCACATTAGAAACGTGATAACGGTGGGAAGGAACGTCAAAATTGAGCAATTTTAATGTACCCGCTTGCGAATTTTGCGAAATTGCACGTTTGAGGGGGCGTCGGTCTTAGTCTCCCAAGGGTTCTGTTGCAAAGTTTTAAATAAAGAATAAAATCCCTTACGGTATCTATGATTTAAGCTGGGATTCCCAATAATACCTTGATTTCAGTACAGACCGAAAACCCGAAGAGAGTGCCTTCTTTTCGGGTTTTCTTATATAATCCTCGGATGGCTTCCATGCCTTTAATCGTTGTAGAGGCAGTGCGTAAACTTCGATAGAATTTATTGCGTCTCTTTACTGGACGATGGTCTTGTTCAATCAAATT